GTCCACATCTTATAGAAATGATTCAACCCATTCGGCGTTGATACAATAATAACTTTTGATGTTTGACCAGATGATATGGTAGGATAAACTGAATTAAAAAACTCTTCGGCCATTCCTTGCTGAATGAATGCGAATTCGTCTAGGAAGATTAGGTTGAAAGAATAGCCACGAATTGCACTTGAACTTGTAGAACTTGCGAGTATTTGGGAACCATTTTCTAATACGATAGAGCCTTTATTCCATTCCGCAACTCCTTGTTGTAAGAACATAGGAAGTTTTTCATACGCCAATTGGAGACGACCCAACAATTCTCTTGCTGTCGCACCCTTATTGGCTAAAATCGCTACGTGCTTTTGGTCAGTAAATAATACATAGTGAAGCATAAATGCCAGACTTGTCTGTGATTTCCCAGACTGTCTTGGACACTTGACTATGGAAAACCTATTATTCTGTAGACCCAATATCAGTTTTTCTTGGAACGGATATAAATCAAATTTCATTAGGCCTTTATCTATATTGACAATGGTCATATAGTTCTTAATGAAATAGATTGGATTATCCCTACATTTAACGTATTCGTGTATCTCCTCTTGAGTATAGTTCTGAGGAACATTTACACGTTTTAATAGGGGGTTTCCTAAATAGGTAGTTATTGTCATAATATAATTAACACCCCGAAATTATCACTCGTGACGTTTCATCGGGCGTCCTTTGTTTTATCTGCCAATGCATCCAGCAACACTTTTATTTGTACTTCTAGTGTATCTAATTTAGCACCCAGTTTCATAAACTTCTCGTTATGTTCTGGAATTAATTTTTCAATGACATCAACTCTCGTTCCAAGCGTTGCCTGTCCATTAATAACATTTTCAAGCAGTTGAATTCTTTTCTTATCTTCTATTATATAATTCTTTGTTGCCTGGGTATCCCTGGCCATATCCATAATAACGGTAACTCCAAATACTATTCCTACAAAAATAATTATCAAAGCAATATTTTGAACAATAAGGTCTTTGCCCATTGTACTTCTCCTAAGTCTTTATTGTTTTGCCTTTCAACATCTCCTGCAATTCAGCGGTACTGCCTACATAAAGATTATTGACGTTAGTTTTAGGAGCATCTCCGTCTTTCATTAGTTTTAATTCTTTCTGCATCTTCAACAACTCCATCGTTGTTTCAGATACATTTTTAATTAAACCACTCGCTACTTCATATGCTCTTGGGTGTTCCATTTCCTTCGCTAGTTCAAGAATCCCCTCAAGGGCATCATTTCCACGTTCTATCAGATTGTAAAGATTATCTCTAGCATATGAATAATCTTCTCCGAGGTCTCCGTCTATGGGGTCAGATTTAACTGATGCCCTCGGTGCCAGTCCTCGCTGGTCATTAACTCTGACAATTCTTTTTTCTTTAGATGGCTTCTTTGGAGGATTATCTATTGTAGGTGTTTCGTAGTCTGCAATAATATCTTCCGCTATATCTAATTCAGCATCTAATTTTTCTTTAATCGTTTTCTTTACCATAATATTTCACCTTGTCTCTCATTATGTATCTCTAGTTATTGGCCAATTTAATTCTTCCATTGTATCAACATCATTCGGGTCATCTGGATTATCAGGATGTCCCCCAGTAACTTTAATCGTCCAGTTGTCCTCTTCACCATAAGCGAATGGGTCAACTTCTAGATTGATTTGCTCATCAGGGTGGAAAGGACCAGATGCACCAGTATCGATAATATAATTTGTGCTGACCGTCTTGATGAGTTCTTGATCTCGTATCGGTGGATAAATCCACCCTCTAATCATAAAATTTAAAGTCCAATTGACAATCCGGTGGTCTCCAAAATCTCCCTCAAATTCATCTACCATTTCTGTTCCAGTTAATTCGATAGGAATATCTCTTCGCATATCTAATTCTGGAATTTCTTCAATTACTACGTTGAAGTCTGGTGCGAAATACGGCAATATTTGTTCTACTATCTGAAGGCTGTCATCCATATAATCAGTATAAATGTCAAGAGAGAACGAGAAGTTATACGGAATCGGATTGTACATCACATATGCTTTATCGTTATCAGGGTGATTGTATCTGAACTCGTTCATTTGATTAGCGGACCTTGAGAGGTCCTGCTCTAGTCCAGTCATAATAAAGCCCATCCGTGGAACTGCTTTATTCTTTGTTTGGTCCTGGATTAATCGTGCAAGATACTTCTTTCGTGATTCATAGGCAAGCGGAACTTTGATATCCTTGATTAGGGTACCATCTTTCTTCGTTCGTTGTACGTGTATGTTGTTGAACACGGAGCCGAACGCAATTATTAATTTTTTAGTTGTTCCGTGATAAAAAGTTGTTCCAAACATAATCTATTCCTTAAGTCGACCCAAATGGATTCATTTCTGATAAGTCAAGAATATCGTCACCCATATCATCCCAATCAGGGGTGTCTAATTCTTTATCTACAGCATCTTGAATTTCTGTTTCTAGTGCATCAATCTGAGCATCACCAGTATCAATATCTTCACCACCATATTCCCAAGGTTTGAGCGTTAAAGTCCAAACGTGTTGTGGTCCTTCTGGTGTTGGATAGAATGAACTGTCATTGCCGACAAAGGTTACTTCAAATAGTGCTTCTGCATCTGGAAAATATAACAGGTCACCAGCAATTGGTGTATCATCATCAGTATCTACTGTTTGTCCGGCAAACTGTGTCTTAGTAAAAGACACTTTCATCTCATCAGTTACACTTACACCGAACTTAGAATAAAAGTCGCCTACATCTCCATATTCTTGGTAATCATCTATTAGTATGTTAAGTGTCCAAACAGTATCAAATTTACTAGACGGGTCCTCACCGAACACTGGGTCCAAGGCCGTGCCATACTTTCGCGGAAGATATTTTGCCTGAAATCCAATAACAGCGACAACCTCTTCAACTATATCTTTGACCATTGGAGATTTGGACATATTGTCGAACATACCCACAACTCTACCCCACTATAAAATTAACCGGAAGTTCGTAATTAAGGGAGAATTCTTCTTCGAGTTTGTCAATCTCTTCTTTTGCTTCATCCCATACTTGTTGTCCGTTGATAGTGATTCCACCGGGCAATGGCATTCCGTCAAACTGTTTCATATTTGCACCCCATTGCTGTTTGATTTGAGCAGTGGCATACTTCTTAATCCATTCGTCATTAAATACATCTAACGCATAAGAATTTGATTCGCTAGGCACTACGGCTTGCCACGCACGAACAAGCATAGAATTTCCTACTGTCCAAGTCTCGGCAGCGGCCTCGCAAGTTGCTTTATCTGTATATTGAGTATCACTACATTTAGGACCAACTATCTTACCTGAATGGCTGTATAATCTGTGGTTCGCTTTGTTGAATGTGAATGTTCTGTCTAGTGAAAAATAACTTTGAATCATCTCAAGATGTTCCATAGTTATTTCAAAATACTGCATATTGACCTTAGTCATATCGAACATTTCATCCGCTAGTATTTTGTAACGAACATCACTCATCGCCTCAGAAGAATATTTTCCAGGTTCGTAAATTCTAGTCACTGCAATGATATCATCATCTAACGTCAAATATCCGTTAGTTTCATCATCTGCTGTGAATTCTATTGTAATAAACTTCTCTTCCGCACCATCAAAGTGGCGTTGTATGAATAATTGAAGTGCATCATCTATTCGGTCATATGCTTGTGTATCATCAACTTGGATTTCTATCTTCGGAGCACCAAGTTTCCGATAGGCATAATCCCTTAAATTGTCAACCGATTGTAATTTCGCCATTATTAATCCTCATCTTTTCGTTTTGAATCCAATTCCGCATTGAATTTGTGCATTTCTATTTCAAACTCAATATTTTCTTTTACGCTCTTATCTTTATTTATGTGTAGAATAGTTGGAAACAACCACGGCCACGAAAAACTCAGCCAATAGCCCTTGACTGGCGTTTTATTGGTCTTAAATATACTACAGTCTATATTTTGACATCCCACATAACTTTCAAACATCTTTTTGTATTGTTTCTTTAATCCCCACTTAAATCTAAGAATCGTGTACGAGGAAAGAGCGATAGATAGTGAAAACAAAATATGAAGAACTATCTCACCTTGGGTCCCGCCAATACCGTTTAATATTCCTAAACTACCAAAGAAGTTTGACATTGCGACCAAACCAGCAATCAATATCGATGACCTTGCCCATACCGAATAAAAGATTCTATGTCTAATTGTGAATGCAAATGCTGTAATACAGAACGTGGCCGCTAGTGCGGACAGTATTTTTTCTGTTCCAATTAGTATATCTAACATAACATTAACTTCCTGATTTAACCCAGTATATCACCAGGCCAATGACGGCACTGAGAATCAACCAGAAAAATCGTTCTCCGTTTCCAATCTGGATTTTGTTTCCTGCTATATCCGATTCGTGTTCGCGGCCTTGTTCAATTAGTTTATCTAGTTTAGATTCCACTCGTTCTACGCCATTATATACCGTTTTCATTTGTTCTTCTAATCTAGTTACACGTTCTTTCATATTATCAAGGCCGTCCCGTAATCGTTCTAGTATTTCTTGGTCCGCCATATTAGTCCTTACTTATATATAAAATGTGGTGAGTATGTAAAAATCGTGTAAGATAAATACATACATATAGAGTATTTATATAATGTAAGAGATTGGGAGCAATGAGAAGGCACACAAATCAAGTATGCACTTTCATAAAGATAAGACTGAAACTTGGTTAATTCAGCAGGGTGTTGTGTCAGTAGTGGATATGAGTGATGCTTCGACTAGAAAAATCATTTTATCGCAAGGTGGAGTACTCCACATAGAGCCAATGGCTCCTCATCAGGTAACTAATATGAGGATAACTATTTAATCAGCAGTCAAACTTACAAAAGCCTCGTCCACTTCATCTGTGGGATTAGCTGTCCAATGTTGTAACATATTTATATGTCTAGTAGATGATGTAGTTTCATCACCATAACTGACATTTCCTTCATCATCATATACCGCTACCTTCCTCACTTCAGTATGAGAACGATTCTCGTATTCCATAATCTCTTCAAGAGTTGATAGAGCATTAACTTCACTCTCTTTAGTCGCTTGCTCTGAATATATTGTTGTAGCATAATCGGATATTTCTGAAGGTATAGCCTTGCCACCTTTGTCTGCTCTCGCCCAGTACCAATCTATAGCACCTTGCTTTGAGGCTACCTGTGAGTTGATTGTGTCTAGCATACTAGCTTTAAGCGTATCTACATCTCTAGCAGTTCCAGCATAACTGCCTACGACTTCAGCACCAGACTCATCTAAAGTAAAAGCACCATTCCAGTAGTATCTGGAATCTGGTGTTGTTTCACTATAAGGTTTAATTCCTAATGATGTGAGTGTATCACTATCTCTAAAGATTGCTCTAGGATATGTAATACCACTTATCACCATTTCCTTTGGTGTTTTTATTGTCTGTCCATTAAAGTACCACATTGTTTGCTCCTATCGTGCGTTTGAATATTTAAAAGGTATTTCTGCGAAGGCGATGTAGATATTCAGTTCACCATTACCATTCCACTGACCTTCTAATGCTCTTGCTTTAAATCCATTTGATAAAAAATCTATGTATTCCTGGTACCCTATGAATTCCGGATCGAGGCTTTCTGCCGACAAACGTTTATCCATAACATTATAAACATCCCTAGCGGCATCTTTAATTCTCCATCTTCCTGTTCTCGATGCCGGCTTAACCATCACATAAGCAGGTCT